CGAGTCCTGCCGGGCGCGCCAAAACTGAGCTTCGCGCGCAAGTTCGAAGTGTTAAAGTGCGAAGTGCAAAGTAAGTGGGAAGTACCGCCGCGCTCCTTCGAACTTACTTTGAAGTTTGCACTTTAAGCTTCAAACTTTCAGCGAAGTTCTTCTTGCGCCCGTAGCTCAGCTGGATAGAGCGGCAGCCTCCGGAGCTGTAGGCCACAGGTTCGAATCCTGTCGGGCGCACCAATCACAATCGGGCCGAAACTGCACTAACCAAATGCAATTTGGTCCGATCGGCCCGGTTTCCAGAAGTGAAGAACTCCGCACAATTCCGCAGATCTCCGCACCGCGTACGGGGGAAATGTTCTCAGGAAAATGTTCTCAGGCCGCCGCCGCGTACAGCGGGGACGAAGACCCGTAAAAAGACGCCAGCACGCGTGTCGCGTGAACAATTAGTCGCCGCAGGGCCGACCTTTGTCCGTGCGGCGCTGCGCAGTGGCGCGCACGTTGGTGCAGTCCTCACCCTTGCAGGAGCACCGGGCGAACGTGTCTGACGAATCAGCCAAGCACGCGGCGCGCGGGTGCGGGATCGTGGTCCTCGTGTGTGGCCTGCTCTTTGGAGCGAGCATCGCGTACTTCGCGTTGCGCACACCCCCGGCGTTGACGGCGGATCCCGCAGGCGCCTGGAGCGTCTGCAAGCAGTTTGTCACCCAACGCCTGCGCTCACCCGGCTCGGCGAAGTTCCCCTTCTTCGGTCAGCAGTTCGCCACGCCAGTCGGCGGCGATGCGTATCGCGTCAGATCGTACGTGGATTCGCAGAACGGCTTTGGCGCCTTGCTCCGGAGCGAGTTTACCTGCGACGTCACGTGGATTCGCGGGACGACCAACTGGCGTCTCGGCAATCTGGCGCTTGTGGAACGCTGATTCATAGCCGCACGAAAATCACCGGGAACGTCGCGTCGATGTAGGTCGCTCCGCCCTTCTTGAAGAACACCGTCCCCTCGATCCGGTACTGCCCGCGTGTCACGGCGTCGTGGGTCGCAAACGACAAACACAGTCCGTTCCGGACGTCGGTGCGGACCGCCTTGTCGTCCCGGCTCACGATGTGGTGCGCTTCGGCGCGGAGCGGATCGAGCTGACGAGTACTTCTCACTTTCACGCCGGTTTTTCGATCCTTCCACTGGTCGCGATCTTTCACCGCGAAGGACCAGGCGCGGAGCTGTTGCAGATCCAGGAGGCGTGCGGCTTTCTTCGCAATCGCACGCGACAGCCTGGTGGAGGGTTTCGGGGTGGCGCGGCGCGTCGCCTGCAGGTCGGTCAGGAGCGGGAGCTGCTGGAAGCGGCTCATGCGACCTCCTTCTTGACGGCCGCCGGCCGTCGGGCCTTCGCCATGCGGATCTCGAGGGCCGTCGTGTGCGCGTCTCGCTGATCACAGCAGCGATCGCAGAGGCCGCCAACGTCGTCGCGCCCTTTCCAGAATGGCTCGCCGCAATCGGAACAGCGCGCGTTCGGCCGCGGACCGTCGGTGCACATCCCGCAGTGGCCACACCAGGACGAACAGGCGCTGCCTTCGTCGCTCACTTCGCACCGTCGATTTCGCGCAGTTGTCGCTCGTGCTTGTCGAGGCGCCGCACGATTTCGACGAGCCGCTCGTCGACATCGCGGTACCGCTCCTCACGCGACGGCGTCAGACGGACGGCCGCGTTGATGATCTCGTCGACGGCTTCCCCGATTTCCATCGTGTAGTCGGGATCCCATTTCATCCCGGCCTTTCTCGCGATGGCCTCGAAGTAGTTGACGAGCAGCACGACGGCGCGATCGCGATGCGCGCTCATCGGGAAACCTCGGGTTTCCTATTCGCTGGCACGAGCACGACGTCGACCACGGGCGACACCGGCGCCTCGGGTGACGCGGGTTCGATCGTCACGTCGACGACCGCGGGGAGGCGGCCGGTCTGGAGGACCTGCGCGTAGCGCTTGAGAATATCGTCGGTCATGGAGAGCCTGCTTTCGCCGGATGGCGAGGCTCCCAGCTAGAATCTGGCAGCCCGCGAGCCGAGTAACCTTCGGTGAACGGGTCAGGCGTCGGTCGGTGCTAGTAACACTGACCGACGCCGCTTCTGGATTACCCTCGTACTTTACCTTACCCCCTAACGTGTGTCAAGATGCAAGGCGTGACGCGCAAGCTCTCTGAGGACGCACTCGACTATTTTCGAAAGCAAGGCGCCAAGGGCGGGACGATCGCCGGACAGTCCATGACCCCCGCGCAGCGGAAGGCTCGCGCCACGAAAGCCTCCCAGGCTGCGGCCATCGCCCGCACGAAGAAGAAACGCGCGAAGAACGAGAAGGGCTGATCGCGGAGATCACGACCGTGCAGAAGCCGCAACTACCATCACTGAAAAATGGACAACTGAAGAAGTGTCCCCATTGTGGCCGCGTGATGCCGTGGGACACCGAGGTTGGCAAGCACATTCAAAGTTGTCTGCGAACGAAACACGCGAAGAACGGGAAGAGGGCTGATGCCTGAGTCCCGCGTGTCCCCTCCCGGATCCGCCCTCGTGGAGAAGCTGATTGCGGAGATGCGAACGCAAGTGAAATATGCACAGGCGCGAACAGCGACATCGGAGCAATTCTTTGCGCACAAGATTGACGACTGGGCGAATCGACTGGAAGCTCTCGCGGCCCTCTCCGGAGCGGAGATCGCCCGATTGCAAGATTTGATGCGTCAGCAAACCGACCTAAACACCAAGGCAATCAATGACGCAATCGCGGCTGAAGCCGAGTGCGCCCGCCTCCGCCACCGCGAGTGCACACCAACTGAACATGCTCCGTGGGAAGGACGGTCGCACGGCAACTGTATCGTCTGCAATGAGACATGGCCCTGTGAGACATCTACACGCGAGAGCTTGGCACACCAAGAAACACGATCCGCCCTGGTGCCGTGCGCCAACTGCGGGCACAGCGATCCGCACGATGGTCCGGCTGGTGACGTGGCTGATGCCTGCACGCACCCCTTGTGCAGTTGTGGTTTCTACGTGCCAGCCCGTGCCCCCGGATCCACCCTCGTGGAGAAGCTGATTGCGAAATGGCGCGAGGCTGCGTGGACCTCCAATGAGGAAGGTCGGCAGATCAACAGGACGGTTAAGGGCATTACGGACGCTGAAGAACGCTGTTACGCACGCGCGCAGGTATGGGTGAAATGCGCAGACGAACTTGAAGCCCTCGCGGCCCTCTCCGGAGCGGAGATCGCCCAGTTGAAAGAAGAACGAGACGCATTGCGCATCGAGGCGCTTCAGCAGCAGGAGCGGCTTGTAAAACTGGGCGGGTTACTGGAGGCATTGTCTTTTTGGCCGTCGCCAAATGCCGATCAGAATCTCGCGCGCGACTGCGGGCGACTCCTGCAAGGTAAGACGCCAGAACGGTCGACAGGGCTGGAAGAAGAGTACCGGCTATTCGGTGGGCCGGTCCTGCCGATGAAGATGCGCGCAGAAGCGGCTGAAGCCGAACTCGCCCGCCTCCGCCAGTTGTGTGCGGAGGTGTATCAGGTGGCCGGCACGCTCGGGGCCGAGGCTCGCGTACTGGACAACCTGAGGGCTGCCGCGGACGGACAGCCCCTGCCGCGCGCGTCACTGTTGCCCTATCCGACGCGTTGAAGAACGCGCCGAGCTCGGTGAGATGCGTCCCGAACCCGGCGCGGCGTTACGAAGAAATCCGTCCGACAACAGACGGGTGCCCCCGCCGCAGATTCTAAAACAGACGACGCAGACAATCGAACGGCGTGTGGAGGCCGCGCGGATCGGCGCAGTCGACGTGCCTCACACACGGCATGACGCCGCCGACGATCACAACGCAGATCGGACTCCCTGGCAGGAGCGGTTCGAAGCAGGCGATACACGCGGCGCCGTCGGTGGAGCCGGGGGCGTAGCGGCGCCGCGATCGCGCGGGGCTCGGGACCGGGTCGACATCGCCGCCGCCCATCACGTCGCGCTCATCCGCCGCGGTCTCTTGTTCGTCCCCGTCGAGCGCGCGGTCGTGTCTCACTGGTCGTGGCCCTTCCGCGCGAGCTCGTCGGTGCGAGCGTTGGCCGCCCGGCGCCCCTCGGCGCGCCCTTCCGCCATCCCCTGTTCGTGCGCGGCCTGTCGCGCGTGCGCCAGCAGCGCATCGAGCCGCCCGTTGACCGACTGGTGGGTCTCCGCGCTTTTCATAAACGCCAGCAGCGAGAACGTCGTCGGCGCGATGAACCCGATCACGGTCGCGAGCAGCGCCGTGTTCTCCTGGTCAGGGCGGACGATCGTAATGGCGACGACCGCCAGCACCCCGAGCGCGACCATCGCGACCACCGCGATCACGTAGGGCACATTGTTCGAGGCGACCACCACCGACTCGCGCCGGTCGTAGAACGGGTCAGGGGTGCTCATTGTCTGCTCATGCTTGGAGCATCGGTCCCGGCGCGCCGGGCGAGGGCTAGCGGTAGCAGGGGGCCACGGGTAGCAGGGGGCAGTCACTAGGCGCCGACGAACGCCCGTTCGCAACCGCGGCACGAATCTCTGTGCAGCGCACGCCGTCCCTTGGCACGACCTGCGCAATCCGGTCGCGCATGCACACGACGGTTGTCACCCATCGAGGCCACGCGCACATCGGCGATCGTCCCCGTCCCTGGGCGCAGCTCGGGTGCCATCGCCTCGGCGGGATCCTCGTGAGTCTGGAACTCGCGCTGCTGGTGGCGACGGCGGTCGTCTTTCGCGCGTACGGTCTAACCTGGTTCTGGCCCGCCGCCGTGCCGATGATTGGCCTCGGGCTCGGCCTCGTCGCCGCGTGGGCCTATTTTGTCTGGGTGCCTGGCACGCGATCCGCGGACTGGGTGTATGCCGAAACGTTTTTTCTGCTGGCGCTGTTAGTGCTGTTCGGGCAGATCGCGGGACCGAGCCAATATGCGGCGGCGGTGCTGCACCGCCCGCTCGTCGATGCGGCGTTGGCCGCCGCGGATCAGGCGCTCGGTGTGGATGTGCACACCTGGGTGCTCTGGACGCGCCAGCACCCGTGGGTGCTGCAGACCGTCGTCGCGGCCTATCGGACGTTGCTCCCGCAGTTGTTTGTCCCGCTCCTGGTGTTGGGGTTTTGGTATCAGGACCGCACGGCGCTGTGGGAGTACATGTGTCACTTCCACGTGTGCTCGCTCGGAACCGTGCTGTGTATGGCGCTCTGGCCCGCGCTCGCCCCAGGCCCCTTTGCCGGATGGGACGCGCTCCTGAATCAGCAGCGGTTCGTGCATCACCTCGCCGACATCCGCTCGGGCGTCCTGACGCTGATCAACCCGGGCGACGTGGAAGGGTTGGTCTCCCTACCGTCCTTTCACACGGCGGGGGCGCTCATGGTGACCTGGGCCTTTCGCCGTCGTCCCCGCTGGCTGTGCGTGCTGGTCCCCCTGAACCTCGCGTTGATTGCCGCCACGGTGTTGACGGGTGTGCACTATCTCGTGGACGTCCTCGCCGCCGTGGCGTTATTCGGCGCCAGCCTCGCGATCTATCACCGGACGATCCGTCACCAGGCGAGCGAGAGCGCGGGGAACGTGGACCCGGCGGCCGCGGTCGGCGTGCGCACCAGGGGTCCGGTCGGGTAGAACATCCCATACGGGTCCACGAAGAGCTCCGCAGCCTCGCTGGGCGCGAGCGCCCGGTTCCAGAACCGCATGTACTCCATGGCCCCGTCGTACGTTTCCGAGGAAGCGTCGTTGAACAGCGTGTTGATGCTCCAGCTGCCAACCCCCGCATGCGTGCCCGAAAAATGCAGCCGGCCGTTGAGATACGTGCGCGCGATGCTGTTCTGCCAGGTCACGACGACGTGCGTCCACTTCGCGGTCGGGAGCGCCACCGTCGACACGATCACGCTCGCCGAGCCCGTGTAGAGGTCGAGCATCCCCGTCGAGCGCAGATACAGCCCTTTCCCGTTCCCGAGGGTGAGCAGCGCCTGGAAGTTGTCGGTTAAGGACGTCGGCCTGAGACGCGTCTCGATCGTGAACGGCGACCCGCTGGCGATCGCGGCCGCCAAGCTGAAGGTCGCGGCGCTCGCGCCGGCGTTCGCGACGTCCTTCAGACACAACCCACTCGCGCCGGCCGACCAGGTGATGTTCGTGGTGTCGGTGATCGTGAGGCCCGAGGTCGAGAGGCCGGGCCGTACCAGGTTCTGGACGTTGGCGCCTTTCCCTTCGTTGAAGAGAAACGCGATCCGCAACATCGGCGCGAGCGGATGGCCCCAATTGATCATCGTGCCGCCGGGCGGCTTCCGCTGCTGACCGGTGAGCAGATGCCGGCGCATCGCTTACCCGTTGAGATCCAAGTTGTAGGTGATCATCTTCACGTAGGAGCCGCTCGCGGCGAGCGTCGGGCCCGACTGGTTGTCGGCGACCACCTTGAACGAGCCCGGCGGCAGCATCACGCCGCGCACGATCACATCCTGCGCCGCGGCCGTCGTGTCCAAGATGAACGAACACAGCAAGTGCTGCGGCTGGTTGCGCAGCACGCTACCGGTCGCCGACGGATACGTCGAGCCGTCGATCGCCTCGAGGATGTAGAGGTTGATGTAGGGGGCGCCGGTCGGCGTCAGCGACGCCAGGTGGAGCCAGAAGTCGGCATAGACATCGAGGTTCGTCTCGTTCGCGATCGCGCTGCTCGCGGCGCTCGCCGTGTTGTTCGCCAGCGAGTTGAGCTCGGTCGTGAGCAGCGACACGACACTCGACGGCGCCTTCCATTTGCCAATGTTCGACATGCGACTCCCTTACCCGTGGTTCTGGCTGATCACGGCCAGATAGATCCCCGCGGTGTTCAACCAGATGAGCGTGACGAGGTCGTACTTCGCCGCGGTGACCGTGATCGTCGGCGTCGTGCCGGCGGGCCACTTCACCGTGCCCGGCCAGGCGACCGTGAACGCGCCGGCGCCGGTGTCGAACACGAGCACGTAGCGCCCGCCGTCGACCGGATTACTGAGCGTGAGCGTGACGTTGCCGGTGAGCGTGAGCAGATGTTCGTTGCCGGCGTTCCAGTCGATCGTCTTCGCCGTGCCGCTGTTGCCGTCGGCGACGAGTGGCGAGAACGCCTGGCCGACGACCTTGAGTCCCGCCGCCGCATCCGCCGCGGCGCCGAGGCCCAGCCGCGAGAATTGCGGCGTCGCGGCCGTGTGGATGTTCTGCGGCGTCGAGAGCGTGACGGCGGCGCCGGCGCCGCTGTCGGCGACGACGATCTGATTCGCGGTACCGGTCAGGACGCGTTCATTGGGCAGCGTCGCATCGGCGACCAGGGCGACATACTGCGCGCCGATCGGGGCCTGCGCGGCGGCCGCGGCCGTCGCCGCATCCGAGAGCACGACCGCGATCGTCTTGCCGCCGTCCTTGATGAGCTTGCCGGTCGTGCCGTTGTAGACCGCGATCCGGTCGGCGGTTGCCCCGGCCGGTCCGACGACGTCGCCCGTACCCGCATTGATGGCGACTTCGCCCAGGCGCTTCTTCAGCGCCAGGATCTCGCGGAGCAGCACGCCATCGTTACCGTCCACGTGTCTCTATCATCGCGAGCCGCTGCTCAAACGGCACACACGCGGCACACTGAGGGCCGCAGACCGGGCCCATGCACCGCCGACAGAAGCCGCGGATCCGTCCCGATCCCCGCACGACGGCCCAGTGCGCATTGCAGTGCACGCACTGCAGCGTGTCGGCCACGGTCGCCTCCCCGATGAGCATCTGCCCGGACGGCTGGCGGACCGCCTGCGCGTCGGCGTAGGGCGTGCGGAGCCGCGTCATTCCTCGAAGAAGAACGTCGTCGCTTCGGTGAACTGCGTCGAGACCGCGATACACACGCATGCGATCCCGTCCCCTGCCAGCGCAGGAATCACAAACTCCCACCCCGGCCGCGCCCACCACTGCACGGTCGCCCGCTGATGGTGCCCGAGCTCCAAGAGAATCTCGTTCGCGGTCAACGTCGGCTCCACCGTGTAGGTGTGCTTCGACGTGCTGTACGCAACGGGATCCGCAAAATCCAGCGGCTTCGGCGTGACCGCCGTCCCCGTCCCATCGGCCGAGAACCGCTGCAGATAGAAGTGCGCGTTGTAATCGTTGGGCGCCGTGGACGAGCTCAGGGTGATCCCCGCGATGCGCGGGCGGATCGTGGTCGAGGCAATAACGCTCAGCGTGCTGTCGGCCGCAACGAGCGCCATCGTGCCGCGCGTGGAATATTTCGCCATGTTGCTGTGTCTCCTGTTTGTTAGCCCTACACCGGCAGATCGACCGCGGTCATCGACGTCATCGACGACCAATCCTCCATGCCCGTCGTGACTGGATCCGCGATCGCGGCCAAGGCCTCCCCCGCCGGCGTCCCGTCGTAGCCGAGCAAGTCTTCGCAATCGAGCGCTTCGATCCGCACCCGGCGCGCGCCCACCTGCACCTGGTGCCGCACGACTTGCGCGAGGCGAATCGACGCAGGCCCAGACGACACGCTCGCAAAATGTCGATAGCGGAAGTAATCCCCAAGATCGAGCGACGCCAACGTCTCCCCGCGCTCATCGACGACCGGCGCTTCGAACACGATCGTGCGGGGTGGATGGGTCGTCGTCAGCAGTTCCAAGCGGGCGAGGTGGTACGCCATCGTGATGCCTGGCGCGAAGGCATACTCGCGCTGTTCGCCCAGGAGCTCGCGGGCGTAGTTCGTGATCGCGTCGAGGTCTTCCGCGACGTCGGTCGTGGTCCAGACGCCGGTCGCGTGGTTGTAATCGGCGCGAAACGGAATCCGATTGGCCTGCTCACTCCACCGCACATGCGTATCGAAACTGCCGGCCAGGATCTCGGTCGCGTCACGAATCAACGGCGCCGCGGCTTTGATCGCGGCGGTCGGATGCAACATGCAGATCCGGATCTGGCCGAAATGCGTGATCCCGAACCGCACACCGCACGACCGATTCCACGACGCGATCCAGCGACGCACCCCGGCCCGATCGCCGGCGCGCGCGCCGATGACGGCGGCGCCGACATAGCCGGCCGGGGTACCCGAGCCGTCATCGAAGAACGGCAACCGCTCCACCCCAATCGCGGAGCAGGCGTCGAAGCTGGCTTCATCAATGACCGGGACATCGCCATCGAACAACGCCCAGGAGGGCGTCGTGAGCCGGGCCCCAGACTGATACCCGTCCGGTCCACGATGGGCGACGTAGTTGATGAGAAAGTCCTCGTACTGCAGGATCCGGTCGGTGATGGCGTCGCCGGTCCCGTCCCCGTTCGGTTCGATCCCTTCGACTTCGACGGTCAACTGCTTGTGCCCCAACGCACACGCATCGGGGTCGGTCAGGGCCGGCGCCGCAGCCTCGAGATCCGTGACCAGGCCGAAGATGAGCGAATACCGGCGGTCGTTCCCATACGTCGAACTCGGGAAGTCGATATAGGGGGCGCCGAATTCGGTGTCATGGCCGGTGTGATGGGGGACCAGCCACTGCGTGCCTTCATCTGCAATCACGGAGACGGTGTCGACCCGGATGTCTGGCACATCGGCGCAGGCATGCGAGGCCAGCAGCCAGACGTGGAAATCGTCGCCGCTGACATCCATGATCCCGAGGTACGTGGGCGTGACACAGAACCCCTGCGGCGAGGCCGGGTCAATGCCGGGGACGCGCCGATGGATCCCGTAGATGATCGGCTCGGGCGTTTCGCTGTCGAGCGAGTCCGACACCACGGAGAGCTGGTCGAGACAGCCGTCCCGGATCAACCGCCACGGCAGGAGCCCCTGATCGTAGAGGACGGTGTGCGACACGATGTCCCCGAGCGTCAGATCCCACGCCAGGGGCTTCGTCGGCGTCGCGTCGATGATGGGCCCCACGAACGGCGTGTACGGCGTCCGCAACGTCGCCCGCGCGGCGCGCGAAATCATCCGCACGGTCAACGGCTCGGACCAGTACCGACCCGTCGGACTCGCGAAGCGCTCCCGAATGGATCGGTCGTAGTCGGAGAGCTGCAGCGAGAACGTGGAGCCGGTCCAATCGCCCGTCCACGGATGCGACAAGGCCCGATCGGCGTTGCCGAACGCGATCACGCGCGCTTCTTTGAAGCCCCCGTAATAGCTCCCGGGGCACTGCATGTCCTGGTCGGAATAGAAATTCGTCGTGGCGGTCGGCACGATGCGCGGCCACTCGACCCACGCATGCGGCCCCATCCACCCTTCTGGCAGGGACGACCGGGCGGTCGGGATGGCCCCGATCACTCCGCCGTCAGGGGCGCCCGTCGTCGGGGCGTATTGCATCACCGCCCAGTTGAGGAGCGCGATCGGTCCGGTATCGCCGTTCACCAAGCCGATGTCCCAGGTATCACTCGATCCGATGGACACACGGGAGAGGAGATCTGGCGGCGCGTCGCCCTCGGTGACGGCGGGTTGTGCGGGCGTCGTCACCGTCAGCGCCGTCGCGGCGCTGTTCCGGCGCACGGTCACCACATGCGGATCGGTGCCGGTTGCGCCTGACCAGATATGCGCGTGCAGGTTCCGGAGTTCAAACGTCTCGAGTCCCCCGAGCACGGTCGCATCCGCCTCTGCGGCCACCTGGTTGTACTGGCGCGGCGGGCTGTAGCGCGTGCTCAGACTCGCAAGTGCTTGCGCGCCGCCGGGAGACGTAATGATTGACGCCCCGTCCAGCGCCGTCTCAAACCGATACGCCATCCGGGCTTCGGTCGGCGCGGCCCCGGCGCTCATCTGCGCTTCCACGTGAACGCGGTGCCCCTCGACGACCGCAATCGCACACGTGACCACCGCTGACGTGGCCGTGCCGCTGACCGTCAACCCGATGCCGGTAAGCACGTCGTTCACGAAGACGTCGAACGCGATGGACTTGCCGCTGCCCGGTGCGGTGGTGACGTTCACGGCGACGCGCGTAATCGTGCCCGCCACAGGGACGAGGTTCCGGACGGAAACGGATCCGACCGCGCCCCACCCATTCGCACCGAAGACGCCTTGCTTGTAGACGAAGGCATCGCTGACGAGCACCGCGCCATCGATCCCGCCGCCGTAACACGACACGAACGACTCCGACCCGTCGATCACCAGACTGATACGGCCATCCGTGATCGAGGGCGACCCCGCGGGCACATGGGCCAGGCTGACGAGATCCCCGTCGGCAATGGCCACAGACGCCACGATAGACGCGGCGGTGTCCGTGCCACTGATCGTCAGGGTGAGCGCGGTATCGACGCCATCGACGCGGAAGGCAAAGGTGCGCGACTTCCCCACACCGGGCGCCGCGTCGAGCGTGACCCGGAGCCCCGTGGCCCGCGCCTGCCCAAGCCATTGATGCGACACGACCGCTTCGGTCGTCGACGCCGCATCCAGAATCCCGGGCGAGAGATATTCGGTGGTCGCCGCCAGCGCCGTCCGCGTCGTGAGAATCTGCCGGGTCGGCATCTACGGCCAGTCCAAGCCCCGCGAGCATTCCTGCACGCGGAACTCAAAGCTGCTGTACGTGGGGACCAGATACGAGCGCCGCCCGACCGGCTCGACCCACCGCACGATCCAGGGATCGGTCCCGTTGGCATGGGCGGGGATCATCAGGAACGGCCGCTGCCGTCCGCCGCAGACGCGCCGGAGGTTTTGCAGGATCACCGACTGCGCATCCAGGGCGCCCATCTCGGCCTCCAAGGTGCGCCGCGGGCCTTCGAGCTGGTAGATCGTTTCGACGCCGAGCTCGGTCGCTTGCTCGATCAGGCCGTAGCCTTCGGACTCACTGAACGAGCTCGTCCAGCGAATATCTTTCGTGAACGTCCGCAGCGCGGTCAGGAGCATCACGCGGCCGATCTTGATGTTCTGGCTGTTCGCCGCGCCAAAGGTCAGCGTCCAGGTCGCATGCGTCGACGAGAAGGTCGTCGAGGCGCTGGTGGTCCAGCCATCCGCCCGCGCGGCCGGAATCGTGATCGCTTGCGAGAACCCGCCGCCGTTGGCGATCGTGACCGAGCCGAGTGCGGCATCGAGGTTGTGATAGAGCAGGATGCACCCCACGATGGTCTGCGACGACGGCAGCGTGATCACAAACGATCCCGTCGGCGTCGTGAGCTTCGCGGGTTTCGCGGGATTCTCGGTGCCGAGGTTCTCCGCCGCGTAGTCGGGATCTTCCGCGCTGGCGGTGATCGTGCTCGCACTCAGGGTCGCGTCGTCCGTCGGGAGGGCATACTGCATTACGTCTCCGCCGCGACGCGTTTGATGTTCGACGCGAGAAAGCCTTTGTTCGACCGCAGCGCACCGCTGACCGCGTTCGTGAAATGCGGGGATTCGACGAAGTCGCGCACGCCTTGCCAGTCGATCGTCGAGATGTGGTTGTGCACCGACACGCTGGAACTGCCCCCGCCGCGCCGCATGGCATCGGCAGGCACCGCCCCGGCCCCCGCGGGATGCGCGAGCGCCGCGTCGATCCCCGCCGTGGCGGCGTTGAGCTCCTTCATCGTGTCCGCGCTATTCAAGGCGGACATCAACGCCGCGGCGCGCTCGCCGCCGTAGCCCGCCGCCTCGAGCGCGGCGGTCGTGCCAGCGAGGTGACTGCCGCCGTATTTCTGGTCGCGGGCGGGATTGACTTTCAGCGCTTCTTCGCCCCCGCCGTACAGTTTTTTCAGCAGCAACCCGCCACCGATCGCGCCCGCGATCCCAATCGTCCAGGGATTGGTCGCGAGGGCGCCGAGGGTTGCGCCGAGGCCACCGCCCGCCGCCGCCCCGCCCCCGAGGATTGAGGCTTCGACCCCCGCCACTCCCCCGGCCGCGCCGGTCCCGCCGGCAAACAACCCGCCCAGCAGGCCCGCGCCCCCGCCCCCGAGCGACGACATGAGGACGCCGCTGCCACCGCCGAGCATGCCCCCGCCCCCGCCGCCGAGGCCGATCATCCCCATGAGCGAACTGGCGCCCGCATTCATCACGGCCCCGCCGAGGCCGCCGAGCAGCTTCGCGGCCCAGGACGGCATGAATCCGTCCAGCCATCCGGTCAACGTCGATTCCAGTTCGGAGAGCATCGAGCGGATGGAATTCTGGACGGACGCCGCCATGTTGCTGAACGCGCTCGCCACAAAGCCCGTCGCCGAGATGGTGGGCGCGACCATGACGCCATCGAGCTGCGCGAAATGCTCATCAATGCCGCGCACCATGTCGGGGACGTACGACCCGCCGACGACGGCGTCGTACATCCCTTTGAAGTAGCCGGTGACGGCGTCGATCTTGGCTTTGATGGCGGTGACGACGGCCGCGAACTTGTCATACAGCCAGGTCTTGATCGCGGCGTAGGTCGCGGCGACGATCGCGGTGATCTGATCGCCCCACTTGTACCAAACGAGGCCCACGGCAATCACCGCGAGCGCGATCAATCCTTGTGGACCCAGGAAGGCGAGCACCGTGCCGAACACGGCGGGCAGCGTCGTGGTAAAGAAGGCAATCCCCCCGGCGAACAACGCGGGCAGCGTCGCCGTGAAGAACCCGCCGAGGGCGGTGCCGGCGGCCATGAGCGACCCCAACGCCGCCGTCGGGCCCCCCGCCGCCAGAATCGCGATGCCGATACTCGACAGCGACGGCATGAATGCGAGCAGCCCCGCCGTCGCGACTTGCACGCCTTGCGGGAGCAAGGTGAACGCGTTCAAGAGGGGCAACAACGCTTCGGCTTGCAGATTGGAAATGCGCAGCTGCATCTCGTGCCACTTATCGCCCGTCGCGTCCGCGGAGGCGATCATCGCGTTCGACATGATCGGCGCCGCGCTGGCGATGTCCAGAATGCCGGCCTTGATCGCCGGCAGCATTTGCTGGGCGCCGCGGCCGAAGATGTCGACGGCCGTCGCGCTTTGGAGCAAGGGATCCGGGATCGCCCGGATGGCGTCAGCGATGGTGATGAACGCCTGATCCGGCGTCATCGCCTGCAGCTGCTGGACCGACAGCCCCATATCCTCGAGGGCCTTCGGGAGTTTGCCGTCGTTGAGGCGATCCGCCATCACGCGGATCGAGGTGGCGACCGCGTCGAAGGAGGACCCGCTTTGCGAGGCCGCAAACTCTAACTTTTGTACGGCTTCGGCGCTGATCCCAACACGCTCGGCCATGTCCGCGATCCGGCTGGAGGCTTCGATCGCGTGCTCCGCGGCGGACGTAATCGCGTGGACGGAGAACGCCGCCGCCACCGCGGTGCCGACGTTGCGCAGCCGTCCGCCGACGCCGGTGACCGCACCTTCAACGCCGGCCAGGCCCTTTTGGACGTCTTGGGCGTTGACGCTGACGCGCACCGCTAAATTGGCGACAGTTCCCATTAGTCCTCAGTGCGCGATCGCTTTCGACCCAGCAATTTGTCGACGCTCGGGGGCCGTTTCCCTTTTTTCATGTGAATCGCATAGTGATGCGTGATCATCCACGCGACCCGTTCCCACTGCCGCTCCTCACGTGCGCGAGACGCCTGGAGAAACCCGAGGAATTCGGCGGGCGTCATGCGCCAGAATTCCCACGGCCGCAACCCGGCGTCGAAGCCGCGGATCAGCGCGGCGTCGCAGTACTGCCGGAAGCGGCGTCCGTCACCGCTTCCGGCTGCGCGTTTCCCTCGTCCACCACCGCCGCCTTCTTCTGCGTGAGCCCGCCGCTCTCGAGCGCCTCGAGGAGCACATCCGCGAGGTCGTCGAGCGTGTGGCCGGTCTCGATCCAATGGTCCTGAATCAGATCACCGGCTTTCACGGGCGTCATCGTGCGATCCATCCAGCGGAGGCCGTAGGACAGCAAGGTGCGGGCGCCGTGAAACTGCATCCCGACGAGGAGGTCTTGAAACCCTCGCCCGGTCGCCTGTTCCATGTCCGCGATGTCGTTGTGGCGGTAGCGCAGCTTGCGCGGTTTGTCGAGAACGATGTCCACCCATGCCGGCATCCCGTGTACCCTCCCGATCCCCGAAAGAGACTCATTCGGCTGGCAGCACGAGTCGGGAGGCTCGTGACGCAGGGTGCCCCCTGTGCCAGCCGAAGCGAACGGGCCGCCTTACCAGGTGGTCACGGTGATGTTGCCGCTCACGTGCAGGCTCGCGCTCCACGTGGTGAGGTCTTCCGCCTCCGTGGGACGGTTGTATTCCGTCAACACGCACTCGCCCAGCACCTTCACGTACCCACCCGTGGATCCCGCGGGGCCGTATTCGAAACTCGCGGACGTGAGGGTCCCGGCGCGGAAGGCCGCCGACAACCCGGCGAGAATCCCGTCGAGCGTCGGATCCCAGATCCCCTCGAGCTTGATCTCGCAATCGCCGAACGACACGAGGTAGCTGTGATTCGTGGATCCGATCGTGGTGGTCTTCAGCTCGTCGATCGATTCGGAAAAGTCGATCGAGGTGATGTACGTCGTGACGGTCTGCAGCGATCCGGCTGCGTTGTCGAGTTTGAAGACCGCAAATTTGCCAGCGGTAAACGCCATGGGCCTTGTCCTTTGTGCTGAACGAAACGGTTAAAACGTCGCCCCCGTCGCGCGGATGTCGATGTAGAACACGCCATCCGTCGTCAGGCTGTAGCCCAGCCTCGTGATGTAGTTCCCGCTGCCGACGTCGGCCTGCAGACCCACGCCGCCGGCGGTCGTGTGCACCCAGTAGTGAATCTTCGCGGTCGTCGCGCCGATGTTGATGGCCGCCCCATTCGCGGCTTTCAAGCCAGGCTGTCCGGCCGCGCCGCCGGTCAGCATGACCCCGGTCGCGGCGGCTTCCGCGGCGGTGCCGTCGCTTTGCGCCAGCCACGCCCGCCCGTCCGCGGCCTTGGTGTACACGGCCTGCCCCGCCGTGACCGTCTCGCCGATCACGACTTGCTCGACGTTTCCGCTGACGAAGGTGACGTTTGTTGCTGTGACTGACAGAGCGGCCATTCGCTTATCTCCCTAGTTCAAGTCGTTCCTGACACCCCACACACACCGTCACGCCGCCCATCAGCGGCCGTCCCGCGTCGGGATCGCGGAGCACGCACCGCTCCTCGGGGATCCCAACACAGCGGTCCGGGACCGACGGCGCACTCGTCGCCGGCGCCGGGATCGTGAGCGCATGCCGTGCGGCCTCCACCTGCGCGAGGAGCAGCTGCAACGAGGCCGCGATCGCGTCGAGATGCTTCGCGAGCAGCGCGCTCACTGATGCACCCGCACGCGATACTCATCGACCAGATGCCGCGTCTCGATCTTTTCGATCGCTTCCACCATCACGCGACTGGACTCGAGCGCCACTAGCGCCGTCGGATACCCCGTGACCGTCAACGCCTGAAAGTTCAGCAAAGCCGCGATCTGTTCGGAAATCTGCAGCGCTTCGGTCTCGCCCTGATACCGGCTGTAGATGTGGAGCCGGATGATCGTGTTCCACCCGATCCCACTGCTCGCCCCGCCGCAGGTGTGCCACGGCACCACGCTCGCCCGGGAAATCAGCACATGCGGATACGCCTGCCCGTCCGGGACATCGTTGTGAATCCCGCCGGTCGCCAAGGCCGCCAGCGTGCTGTCCGCGACCAGCACCGCATAGATCGCCGTCTGCACGACGCGAATCGCCGACACTAGACAGTCCCCGCGCCGCCACTGAGATCCCGATCCATCCGCTGAAGCGCCTGCGTCACCCGCTTGCGAAAGTCCGCGTCTTCGTCTTCGGCCGCCGGTCGCATGAACGGCTGCGCGTTCGGGCGGTATTCGTTGAACACCGCCACATCCGCGATCGAGGCCTCGGAGCCTGGCGCCGCGGGCTCGGTCGCCTCGATAAAGCCCACCATAGCCGCCTGGCCGCGCCGCTTATACGTAATCGCCTGCTTGACGTGCGGCGCGTCCGGGCCTTCGGGCGCGAGGTGCCGCATCCGGTTCGCCATCGAAAACGCCGTCTTCTCCACCGCATCCGCGAGATACGCCCGCGCGATCCGCGGCGTCTCTTTCAGGAAGCGCGCGAACGAGCCACCCACGTCCTCGAGCACGATGCCCCTGCCGCCGCCGATAAACGTGCGTCTCCCCATGACCTACGTCTTCGCCGCGTTGGCACAGTGCGCGACGAGGGTTTTGTTCTTCAGCCCGGGGTTCTCCACCGCAAACACCTTCAACGTCAGATGCGGCGTCACGATCCGCAGCCCCACGCCACTGGTAAACCGCTCGACCACCGCTGCCTTGTACGGGCCTTCCGCTTCATAGAGCAGCACGGCGTCCGTCTCATTCGGGACAATCGGGACGACCGTCACCTTCGCCCACCACGATCCGAAGATCGTCCACGTCGGCTCCGCGCGCCCGCCCATCGCATCCGTGGTCGGGGTCGCATACTGCAAGGCACACCGGACGCCGCGATCCCCGGCAGTTGGCCATGCGGTCGACGGTCGCGGCTGCGCCATGTCAGAACGCCCGGTACGGCCACAACAGCGCCTCGACGGTCTCCGGCACGACCACGGCGGAGGTGCCGACGCCGACGATCACCCGCTCGCGATTGAGATACCAATGCCCAATCACCAACTTCATGCCGGCCTTGATCGAATCCGGCACGCTCGACGCCGCCGCCCCGTAGCCTGCGACAAACCGCACCGTCACCGCGTTCATCTGCGCGCGGGTCACCGGGTAGTACTGCGCGTAGGCCGGCGCGATCCGTGCCCGCTGGCTCTTCGGGCCCGTCGGGAGATCGGTCTGGTAGTACGCGCTGGACCAGGTCTGCGACGATCCCGCCGTGTCGGTGTAGGTAATGCTCGTCACCGACGACACCCCGGCGACGGGAATCTCCAGCACGCCACAGGGAAACGCGTCGAGCGTCCAGTCCCAGGTCTGCGTGAGGAGGGCGCGCCGGCAGAAGCTTTCGACGTACTCCCGCGCCGCGGCGCGCAACGCAATCAGGTACGGGTCTTCGGTCGTATTCGTGGTGGGCAGCGACGCGCCCAACCCGCTGTCGGCCGTGTTGTCGGTGTAGACGGTGGTCGTGTTGTCGGCCAGCGTCGTCAGCAGCTTGTAGGAGGTCCCCGCCGCTTCGGTGCGGTACACCTTGCGCGCCGTCACGGCACTGCCGCCCAAGGGCATCGCGCTGAGCGCGACTTTGCCATTCACCGCTTTGTCGACGACGGTGACGGCACTGGAGATCGCCCCGCCGTCGGTTTCGCCATCGGCCGTGACAAACGTCACGCGATAGCGATGGGCCCCGTTGTCGACGTTGCCCGCGATCGCGGGACTGGCGAGCGCGACCGTCGGCGCCCCCGGCGCCGGTTCGCCAAACGCGTCATCCAGACGCAAGTGACTTTTGACTTCCGCGATCGTCAGGGGCTCGATCGTGGGTGGTGTGACCAGGGACAGCCCCATCGATCACCGCTTGGCCCACGTCCCAAACCGCCGGATCCCGCACTGCAGCGACGCCGTCGTGGTCGTGTTGACCATCTGGAAGACCGGCTTGTGCGCCACCGTCGTCGTCAGCGCCAGGAGCTTCGTCGCGATGAGCGCCTTGTCCTGGAAGCAATACATGTTGCCGGCGGTGTCAATCTCCACGCGCAGGCGCGTGTACGTCGCCGCGGCGGGGAAGGTCGAGGCGACATCACACGCCGCATTCGCCGCCGTCTCGGTCGCCGCCGCATTCGCCTTGTTCTGGAACGCGAACAGTGTCGACGCCGCCGTCATGCGCGAGTCCATGATGAGGCCCGCCAGGTTGTCGCCTGCCGTGCCGACCGCGCTGAAGGTCAGCGTGGTGGTCAACCCCGTGAGAATCGGATCGAGCGCCTCTTCCTGCGCGCCGTTCGCATCGCCTTGGAACGCGAGAATGAACGCCCGGGTCACGATGTCGGTGATGCCCGTGAGGGTGATGTCCACGACCATCACGCCGTTGGTGGCGGGTTTCCATAACCCTGCCGTGCCCCCGAGCCCGAGCGACGACGAGTGATTCGTCTCGTTGGTCGTGCCGAACGTCAGCAGGGGTCCGCCGATCGGATACGACACGGTCATCGCCGTATCCGCGTCGTTCACTTCAATCCCTTGCCCGAAGTACTTCACGCCGTTGCCGTCGATGCTGTTGTCGGTCGTCGCGGAGCCGGCCCGCCCCGTGGCGCCGTTCCAATCGGTATTGAGGCCCACGAGCCCCTGCTGATTGAACGTGACCGGGGTCCAGTAGGGCGCGGCCAACGTGCCTTCGTTGACGAACACGACGCCCGACCCGGTATCGCGAATCAGGCAGCCCGGCGCGGCATAGGACCCGGCGCCCGCGCCCGCCGTGCCCGAGATCGGAAAGCCCGACACCGGCAGAACCACCGACATGTCGCCGTCGACCTGTGCGGTCGGAACGTTCAGATGTGCCATCGGTCAGGCTCCTACAGGATGGACGGCAGGCCGCCGTTGCTCGCGTAGCGCGGCGAGACGATGACGCCAATCGAGATGTTCTGCGTCGACGCGCTGCCCGCGATCTCGAGCGTGACGTACGGCGTCGCATCGGCGATCGCCTGGGCGTCGATTTCGACGATCAGGAGCTTGTGGTCGTAGGTCGCGGCCGTCAGGGTCAGCCCGGTGCTGGCGACGGCCACGGCCGCCGCTTGCGTGTCGGACAGCGCGACGGTCGTATCCGCGCCGGCCAACCGGTAGCTGAAGGCGATCGCGGTCGTCTTGGTCGCCGTCGCCGCCCCGACGTACACCTTGAGGGCGTCGTCGGCGGTGATGCTGCCGAAGTTCAGCAGGAAGCACATCTCGTGCACCTTGCCGGCGTGGATGGACTTCGTATCGACGCCGGCCGTCGTGACGTCGGCCGACTCGGTCAGCGAGAAAATCTTGTACCGTTCACTGAATCGCATGTCGTCTCCTTACGCTCGGGTCTGCAGCACGATGAACGGCGACTGTGTGCCGGTGCCTTTGAACGGCGTGATCGCCGCGCGCGGGACCGGTTGCCCATCGACGCGATAGAAGGCGCGGAACGCCTGCTCGCCTTGCGCGAAGTAGACGTGCATCGAGGACGCCTGCTCGACCCCGCCTTTGCGAATCAGGCGGTACTGCTTGAGGTCGGTCAGCGAAATGTCACCGACGGTGCCCAGCGCTTCGGCGTACTCCACGGTGACGACGTCGGCGCCGTACATCGAGAGCACGTTCTTGGGCCCGTAGTTCACGAAACGCGGCGTAACGCCGGACGTGCCGACCGGCTGAAAGAGGTTGTCGAGCTGCGTGCGCGTCTCTTTGTTGACGAGCCAGACCGCGGTCGCCTCTGAGGCATCCGGGAGGCGCGCCCACATCTTCCCGAGGTTCGCGGTCACGATCGTCGCCGCCGTCTGACCGCTCTCTTTGGCGATCGAGATCAGGCAGGGCGCATTGAGGAACCCCAGTGGGGCACTCGAGCCGTTCCCGCGCACGATCTTGTTTTCCACCTGGAAGACCAGCTCGCGTTCGAACGAGGCCTCGAGCTCGCCGCCCAGGCCGATCGCGTCGCTGATCAGCTCGTCGGTCATCACGCCCAAGGCGCCGACTTTGCGGAGCTTCATCTCCATCCGCGCCAGCTTGAACATGCTGGCCGTGGGCGCCGTGCCCTCATCGACCCAGTACCCGAGGACGCCGCCCTGGCGCGAGCTGTCCGCGCGCGAGGTTTCGTCGAACAGGTTGTAGGCGATGGAATTGCCGGTGATGGACCGCGCGTCGACGCGGCTGAGAATCTTGCCTTGCTCGAACATGGTCCGCTCGATCCCCGGCGCGACTTCGCGCGGGACGGCAAACCCGAGGCTCGAATCGACTTGTGTGCCGGCGCCGGTCGCCGCCGCGTAGAGGCGCGGGTCGATCTCGTGCGTCGTGGTCGCCGCTTTCACGGCCATCGCAAACGCGCCCAGCGCGGCATGTCGGGCTTCGGCTTTCGCCAAAGGTGTGGCGTCCGCCTCGATCGTGGGACCCCAAGGCGCCAGCGTGGCATGGTCGGTCCCCGGCTCGACGCGCTGGCCCTGCCGGCGCTCGTCGTCCGCGAACCGCTCGGCGCGGGCCAGGTCCGTGGCCACGACGGCCGCGGTCGCCGCGAGCGCGTCGAGCTCGGTCTCGAGGGCATCGAGTCGCGTGCTCTGCTCCGGCGTCCGCTTCTCGGCGGCGATCGCCATGAGCCTGCGGCCCTCGGCCTTGAGATCGGCCTGCGCCTTGTCGTTGTCGGCCTTTGCCTGCCGCAACTGCTTAATGTTCATGTCGTCTCCTGGCCACAAAAGAAAAGGGCCGTGTTCAGCGAGCGTCGCGGCCGTCGCGCATGACACGCGGCTCCGCACCCACTCGATGAACACGGCCCTCAACGGAGGTCCGTCTTCTGGCTCCAAGTATCGGCCCCGCGCGGCCGCGGGGATTTAAATTCCGACGGAAAATCGCAGCGCGAGAATGCTCCGGGCGAGTCGCTGCACTGGAATGTCGAGTCGCAGCGCCTCTCGACAGAGCGCGTCAATGAGCGTGACGGGCAAGCGCACCGCGAACCGCTCCATCGGCGGGTCCACGCCGCGGGGTCGGCCGCGCTTGCGGCGCGCAGGGACCATCAGAAGCGCTCGAGCCTCCGGCGCCGATCCGCGTCGCCCATGGCATCGAATGCCGTGAACGGCTGCGACCAGACATGGCACGCAGGCGTGAACGTCGGCGGATCGTCAGGCGACCACCTGGCATTGATGGCGCAGTGCATGGGATTTGTGGTCTCGCAGGAGCAGGAGACGGGCTCCCCCTGATCGATAGCTTCCCCGCGCAGTCCGGCTGGCTGCTGACGGCCCGTGAGCCGGCCGACCGTCTCGTCGAACGTCGCAATGCGGTCGATCATGCCGAGCTTCAGCCCCTCGGTCGCGGACACCACGCGGCCCTCCCCATACCCGTCGCGAATGACGGACGCCTTGACCTTGCGGCCGCGGGCGATGTCCGCCGTCATCACGGCGTAGGCCTCGTCGACGCGCGCCTGTATCGCGGCCTTCGCCGCGTCACTCAGCGGACCGTACCCTTCATCCTTGAATTTCCCGGCCGAGATCACGGTCCTGGTCAGCCCGAACTTCGCGTCGGCTTTTGACGTGTCCAGGTGCGAGGTAATGACGCCCAGCGCGCCCACTTGCCCGCTCGGCGTCGACACGATCTCGTCGGCGCTGGCCGCGATCCAGTACCCCGCGGACGCGGCCAGGGCGTTCACGTGCGCCACGATGGGCTTCCGCCCGCGCGCGGCGAAAATCTCCGCCGCGAGCTCCGTCACCCCGGCGATCGTGCCGCCCGGCGTGTTGGTATCGATCAGGATCGCGGACACGTTGTCATCGGTGATCGCTTTCCGAAACATCGCCGAGAACCGTTCGGTCGACATCCCGCCGCTCATCTCCGACATCCCGCCCATCCGATGCGAGATCACCCCCTGCAACGGCAGAATCGCCACGGCGCCGCGCGTCAGCGACTCGGCGGGCTGCGGGTCGCCCAAACGGGCGCGCAGTTCCTCCGGCGTGAACTTGCCGCCCTCCATGTGGAATTGCAGGATCGCTTCGATCTCGTCGAGCGTGGATCGTTGAATCGCCCACGGCGTCTCGAGCACGAACCGGGCAACGTGTAGATACTTCATGCAGCCATCTCCTCGAGGTCGAGTAATCCCAACAGGTACGCCTCTTCGTCTTCGTTCGTTGTCCCGGTGGCCGTGACACGCCCGATGCGCGACCGCAGCATCGGACAGCCCCGCACCACCGCGCGTCCGTTGACCACGTGAGCGTCGTCGGGCTCGGTGGTCGATCTGCCGCGGTAGTGCCGCCACGTCCCGTCGTCGCTCCAGGTGATTTCCGCGACGGGATCCCCCTCCGCGAGCACCTCGCCCACCGCGCTCACAGCGGCGACACCAGCACTGTTGATGAGCGCCGAGCCCGTGTGCGTCGTGGTCCCGATCGCCGCGGCCGTCGCGACGCCGGCGACGGCCGTGAGCGCCGTGCCGGTCTGCGTCGTGGTCCCGATCGCCGCGGTCGTCGCCACGCCAGCGACGGCCGTGAGCGACGACCCGGCGACGCTCACCGTGCCAATCGCGGCTGTCGCGGCGACGCCCGTGACGGCCTTCAGCGCCGTGCCTGTGTGTGTCGTGGTCCCGATCGCCGCGGTCGCCGCCACGCCAGTCGCCGTCGCGGTGGCGCCACCCGTGACACTCGCCGTCCCGACCGCACACGTGGCGCTCACGCCGATCGCCGCGATCCGCACCTCGATCGGATTGGTGAGCGCGATGTTGTTGGGGTTCGCTTGCCCCTGACGGAGATAGATGTCGGTCATGGCGCCCCGACCAAGGTGTTGGCTGTCGTCCCTGCCACGTCCGGACTCCCCGCTTTGTACGCGACTGCGTAGTGCGTCAGCGCGGGCGAGGCATTCACCAGGTAGTTCCCACTGGCATCCGACGTGGTCTGTGCGGCAATCGAGTTATCCGCCGTGCGAAAGAGCACGATCGGACAACTCGCGAGCGCCGCGCCGGTCACGTCGCGGGTGACGCCAGTGATCAGATAGGGCAGCTCGAAATAGGGCGACGTCGCATCAACGAACGTCCGCACCGTCGGCAGCGTCCGCGCGACGTTGGGAATGCCCGTCTGTTGTGCGCAGCCCTGGAAGGTCGGCATCAGTTGCGCGAGAAGATGCAGACGTGTTGCACGATGAATGAGTTGGTCGTGCTCAGCGTCTTGCGGAACGTCAGATTTCCGTTGATCGTGGTGTCGACCGACGCCTGCGTGCCGCCGAAGCTGATGACATTCGGGTTCGCCGTGCCGGACGAGACGCCGCCGCCGATGGTCATCAACCCCGTGCCGGTGACTTTCGAGTTGGCCCCCGCCGCGCCCACCGACTGCACTAGCAGGTCGAAGGCGAGATACCACGCCCCGATCGCCACGGTCACCGTGCCGACAGTCAGGCTCACGCCGAGCGTGGTGCCCGCCGGCCCCCATTGCGGCGTGATGATCGCCGTGCCGCCGGTGAGCGAGCACGTGCCGCCCGCCCGCACACAGTAGATTTTCCCGGCCTTGGCGTCGTTGGCGAAGATCGGCGTCCAGGTGATCCCTGGCCACATGTCCTCGATGCTGCTCGACGAGAGCGTCCCGAGCGGCGCGACCGGGGCGTCGATATACGGTCCATCCTGAAACAGTTGTCGTCCCACGTTAGGTGATCCTCACAAGGGCCGTGGCCGCCGCGGCCGCGGGGAAGGTGACGGTGAAGGTCCCGTTGGTGCTGGTGATGTCGGATCCGAAATCCAGCACCGCGACGGCCTTGTTGCTGCGCGTGGCGTTGTAGAGGAGCGCGCCACGCGCCGTGATGGTGGCCGACGTCCACGCCGGATCGGTCGACCAGTCGAGGTACGCGGTGTCCGTATCCAGTGCGGCGGTGTACCCCACGAGCGTCTGTCCGCCCGCTGCGTACGTGCCGCTGTCGCCGACTTCATTCGTCGCGGAGTAGGCCGTCGTGGCCTTCGAGAGAGTCGCCGCGGACGTGTAGAGCGCGATTTTGTACACGTCGGCGGCCAGGTGAATCCCTTGGAGCGCTTCGGTTTTGAAGCTGTTGCAGACGGCGGCGGTGATGGCCATTTAGGACGACTCCTCCACGACGCCCGTGATGTGCCCCTTGCCATCACGCGTCACGGTTTTCTTCACGATCGATTTCTTCACCGCGGGCGCGTGTACGGTGACCGGCGCCTCGATGGCCCCCTTCGCAATCGTGACGACGGGCGCCTCGACGGTGACCGGCGCTTGGTGCACCGTCACGGGTACGTTCAGCGCGCCTTCCGCGATCGTGGTCGGCGCGTGCACTTCGATGTGCGGTTGTGGCGGTGGCTTCGGCGTGTCCAGGGCCAACCCGGCCAGGTAGTGCGGCGTCCACGACGCCACCACGGCGATCCCGTCTTCGGACAACTCTGCGTATTGAATCGCGCAATAGGCCCGCGCGGCCGCGGGGTCCATCAGCATGGTCTGCGCGACGAGCTCCGCATGGTCTGCGTAGAAACTGCGCGCCCAGGCATGAAAGGCGGTGTCATCGCTGGCGTGTTTCACCGCCGCCTTCTGGATGGCCGTGGTTTCCTTGCGTAACACCCGCGCGGAGGATTCGTGCACGATCGCTTCCGCTTTACTTGGTGCCTGGCGCGAGGCCGTCGCCGGTGGCTTGGGCGCGTTATTGGATCCGCCCGCCACGCTGCCCGTGAGATGCGTCGGATCGAGCGGGACGTCCAGCCCGGGCAGCTTGTTGCGGTTCTCGAGCTCGCGGACTTCATTCCGAGTGAACGTTCCCGTGGTCACGGCTTGCATGTAGGCCGCCCAGCGCGCCTGGATGTCGCCTCGCACCAGGGCGTCGCGCGTGAACTCCGCGTAATAGGTCTCGGTCTGGATGATCAGCTGATCCGAGATCGCCGCTTCGAAGAGCGTCAACCACGACCCCAGGCTGTAGGTCACAAACTCCTGCCCCTGGTGTTCGATGTTGTTGAAGGTGGCGCGGTCCATTTCCGCGAGCATGTGTGGCGGCAAGCCGAGCCAGCGCGCGATGTCACTCACCGAGAACTTGCGCGACAGGAGCATTTGCGCCTGCTCCGGGGTCATCGTCGCCGGGACCCACGTCGTGCCCTGCTCGAGGACGACGGGCTGGTGGTAGTTCCCTTCCCCCGCGCTCTTGTCCGAGAACGACCGCGCCATGCGCTTGCTGGCGTCGTCGTCCAGAATGCCGGGATGCGTCAGGATCCCCCCGTGCAGCGCGCCTCGCGAAAACAACGTCCCGGCGTACCGCTCGAGCGCGAGCGCGTGACCGAGACTGTCCCGCGCGTAGTCGAGCACCCCCTTGCCGGCGATCCCGTCATCCGAGACCCCTCGCAGATGAAAGACTTCGTCCTGCGTGTAGGTGGTCGTCACCGCCGTCTTCGGATTCCGGACGTCGTAGAGCAACCGGCCTGAGTCGAGTTGCCGCGGCGTGACCAGCGTCGGGTGCAGCGGCCAGAGCTGATCGAGAAAGCCGCGTGAGCCCTCGACGATCCGGCTGTACCCGTTGCCGTGGTGAATGAGGTGGCGCATCTGCTGCCGGCGCCACTGAAACGAATCCTGCCAGGCGTTCGGCTTCCGGCCGACCACGTCGAACAGCGTCGTGCGGACGGATTCGCGCCCGTCCTCCGATCGGCGATACACGCCGAGCGGCAACATCGCGAGCGAGGTCGACAGAATGTCCACGCCGCGGAAGTAGGCGCTGACCTTCTGCGCGCTCTCGGCGTCGATCCGCACGCCGGCGGAGGTCAGGAGGCCGGTCGGCTGATACCAGAAATCATCGGTCGGCCCAGCGCTGGCCTGCAGCGAGCCGCCGAAGAGTCGCGCGAGCACATCCATTTACGGTTTCCTCACGCGCAGGTACGGCCACGCCCCGATCGCCATCACGAGCAGCCCTGTCACGATGTTTGCGACGGGACGAGACAGGGACGACAGCCCCACGTACAGCACGACAAACCCACCCACCATCGCGATGAGGTTGAGGTTCTCCAGGACCTCGCGCAGGACCGCGCGGAGCCTAATCACCAAGACTCCGCACGCCACGCGTCATGTAGACGCTGCTCGGTTCGAAGGCCGTCACCAGCATCGCCGCGACGCCGTCGACCAGCGCGACGCCGCCGTCGATCCGCTTGCGTTGCCCGATCTTGATCGGCCGGATCTCCCGCCAGTGGTTCTCTTCCTTCGCCATGTTGCCCATGCACATGTGCATGACGGGATTCCCGGTGTGCGCCACGTTCCGGCTGACGATGAGCGCTTCCACGGTCTTCGACGGCTCCGAGAGGTGCCGAAAACTCTGCGGGATCTCGGTGACCAGGTCGTCGCCGAAATGCCGGCGTAAGCGCGTGACGGCCGCCGTCGCCCCCGCCTGGTCGAACCCGATGTGCCGCACGCGGTACTGCTTCGAGACCTGACTGATGATGAAATCCACGATCGCGTCGTGGTCGATGATGTCCCCCGGCGTCGAGGTGATGTGGCCGGCCTTCTCCCACTCGACGTACGGGACGTTGTCCTCCTGCGATCGCCGCACGAGCGTGTTGTGCGGCATCCAGAAGTAGGGCAACACGTCGATCGCGCGGTCCAGGGCGGGCGCGTCGTCCGGCCGTGGCACCTCGCGTTCGATCGGCCGCGGGAACACGAGGACCACCGACGAGAGGTCGATCTTGTCGGACAGGTCAATCCCGACGTAGCACTCGCGACCCACCAGCGACGCGCTCGAGACCGGACCGGCACAGGCCGCCCACTGCTCGAGGGGAATCCAGACGTCGACCTGCTGCGTCCACTGACAAAAGTTCAGCCGTCGGACCGTGTTTCGCTCGGACGGCATGGCGACCGCCACCTGGACCTCGTCGCGCAAGTACTGCCAGGGTATCGAGACCCCGAGATTCGGGTTGGCCTTCAGCCAGTGCGGCCCTTCGACTTTCCAATCGTCACAGTCCGGACAGTCGTCGGAGGGTTGTCGCTTGCCCGCCGCATGGCATCGATCGCACGCGTCGAGATGACAGACGAACGCAAACCACGATTCATTGACGAGCGTGCCCTCGAGAATCTGGCAGGAGTGGTCGTAGTACTCGAAGCACACCGACTCGCGATTGAAGCCCGTGTTGGTCGGCAGGAACAGCAACGCGTTCGGCCGGCCCTTGATCCCGGCGCGCATCTTCCCGACGAGTCCCCGGTTTGGATGCTCGTGGAGCTCCTCGATCACCGCGCCCTGCACGCGCTTACCGGATTGGCTCCGGCTGTCGGACGAGATCGGCCGGATGAACGAGCCGGTCTCCTTGACCGCGAGGTTGTTGCCCGTTTCGGTGATGAGGGCGGTCAGGTCTGGCGAGGCGTGCACCATCTTCAGACAATCCGCGAACGGGATCAGGGCTTGTTCTTTCATCGCGCCGGCGCAGAACAACTGCGCGCCGCGCACGCCGCGGCGCACCAGCATGAAAATCAGGATCCCGGCGCCGAGCGGCGTCTTCCCACAGCCCTTCCCGCCTTGAAAGAACGCGATTCGGAAGCGCTGCCGCTCGCGGAGAGCCCCGGTTTTCTTGCTCACGTGGATCGCGAACCAGCCAAACAGCGACCCAACAATGAAGGCTTGAAAATTTGTGAGGACGAATGGCGTCCCGGCCTCTGGCGTCACATCGGCGTCGACTTCTTCGTCTTCGTCGGTGTCCGTCTCTTCGGGGAGCGTGAGGCAGGTGGCAAAGAAGTCGATCGCCTCCTGCGCCTCGAGCGGTTTCCAGATCAGGCCCTTCCGCTCGGCGTCCCGGAGATCATTGAGATGTCGTTGACACGCGAGAATGACCAGGCGCGCCGCCACGATTCGCCGCGCGACGACGTCGGTCGCGTAGCGAGTCGCCGGATCGAGCTGGGCCCTCTTCGTCATGCCCGGGACTTCGTGAACCGATCGAGCGGGTTCACCTTCGGAGCTTCGGTGGCGTAGAGCTCCTTGCCCATCGGAGCCAACCGGAACCGCGCCCGCGCGGCCTCGACGCGCTGCACCAGCCCGCGGTAGTCCGGCAGGAGCGGATGCTTTTTCAACGCGCGATGCTCGATGCCGGCGTCGTCGACGTAGACGTGGACAAACGTCAGGCCGTCGCCGTCGATCTGGGTCCAGAGCCGGCGCATCCGGACGACCACTTCGCAGAGCTCGCGGAACGATTCCGCCGTCGCCGGCGTCAGCGTGCGCTGCGTCAGCGCGTGCGGGGCGTTCGCCGCCCACACCGCCGCTTCGGCCTCCAAGAGGTCGGTCGGGACCGGCACGGGCTCGACCGCGGCGATCACCGGCTCGGCGAACGGCAGGGCTCGATGGCTCGCGCCGCCGTCGATCGACCGCAAGTGCCGATCTTTTGATTTCCGACCCGCGCCGACGCGCGCACCGCCGCTGCCGCGGCCGCCCATCGCTAACCGCCCCTCATATTTGGATTTGCGGAACTTTTGAAATCGCGATTTTCTGCGTGAGGGGCCCCGGGCGTGTCCGCTCGCGCTGCTGAAAACCTTTTCCCCCCCCCGGGCTGGGTCTGCTGCGGTCGCGTTCCTCCAGCCGGCGCTTGGCCGCGTGGCACGTGATGCACAGACTCTGCAGGTTGGCCGCCCCATCGGTGCCCCCGTACCGTTTGGGTTTGATGTGATCGACTTGTTGCGCGGCGGTGACGCGTCGCTGTTGCACGCAGACGCTATGGACGGCGTGCGATTGCCCGTCTGCTCGCATGCCGCAGAGCGGGAACCGGCGGAGGAAGGCGTCGCGAACGCGTCGCCACGGGCGGCCGTAGGTTTCGGCGTCGCCCGCCTTTTGTACGCCGTACGCGGCCGCGCACGTATCGCAGCGCCCCTGCGTCACACGGACGCGGCAGCACCCCACGCACAACGTCATCTGGGGCATGTCGCCGCTCACGACTTCCGGGCGCGGCGCGCGAGCGCGGCGTCCATCTCGCGGCGGATATCCCACTCGGAGCGAGTCGACCAGCGGCGCTCGTGGTCGACGTACGCGCGACGCACCCGCTCCTCGAGCGTCTCTTCGCGCACTTTCTGCACGACGCTGGTCGCGACCGCGTCTTCAAACTGCGTGATCACAGCTTGCCGGCCACGAGCAGGATGATCAGGATCAGCAGGATGAGGCCGACGCCGCTCCCGCCGACGAGCGGACCCCCGGCGTAGAACCCGCCACCACCGAAGACAAGGAGCAGGATGATCAGGAGGACTAGGAGGTTCATTCAAATATTCCGCTGGTCAGGTTCAGGATGTAATAGGCGACGGAGACGCGCAGGGTGTTGTCGTCGTGGCCTCCAGTGAAGTCCAAAGACACACCGTTATTGAAGCCGATCCAGAAGGACACATTGGCAACGTCTGCGGTCAGACCGCCGAGATACCCCGCCGCTTTCGACATCGTCAACACGGTAGTCAGTAGATCGTTTTGCCCAGTCGCGAGGATGGGATACGACTCTGACTGGCTCTCGGTCCAGAGCGCGTACGTGGCATTCGACACCCCAAGCCCAGAGGTGAAGTAGGCCCCAGCCCCGTCGACGTTCGTATAGGCGCCGGCTTGTGCGTCCAAGGTGGCGATCACCACGTGCGGCCACAACATCCGATTCGTCCCCGGCGCTGGCAGGAGTGCTAGAGCCGTCGTCGGCAGCAAGAGGATCGCGGCGTTATCCAGCAGCACCGTCGCCTGATGGAGGATGGAGGCCGCCAACGCCGTCCCGGCATTCGCCGGCCCGAGCGCGCTATCCTGCGTCGGAATCGCACAGACGACCCGCCCGGCGGTATCGACGACGTGCACGCGTGACCCGCCTGCATAGACCAGCGACAGACTCACGGCTGATTGCCCCCCACGTGTACTGACACGATCACATCCCGCCCCGACCCACGGAGCCCGCCGTCTGGATGTCGCCGTCGAGGGTCGGGAGCAGGGCGACGCCGATCGGCCAGGTGTTCGTGCCGTAGGGTTGGTCGTGGTCGCCCGCGGCGCTGTAGTACACCCGCCAGACGCCGCTCGCGATCTCGACGACATAGACGTTTGCTGTGTGATAGCGATCCCAGGCCCCCGGCACGCGCGACGGCGGGATCAGCACCCGCCCGCGTTGGAAGGGCCCGATCGGACTCCCCGACGCCGTCGCGTAGATTTGATACGGCTCGATCGCCTGCGTCCCGGCGTCATACAGCAGCCAGTAGGTCGATCCGATCTTCAGGAGCTGGTGCCCTTCGCACTGGAACGGATCCGTGGTGAGGATGTCGCCGGCGCCGCCCTTCGTCCACGCGATCCCGTCGGGCGACGTCGCGTAGCGGAAGCCGGGCAGAATCCGCAGGCCGTCGCGGTAGGCGTAAATCATCGTCCACGCCCCGCCCTCGTTGATCACGACGGGGAACTCCACCGAGTCGCCGTCCGTCCGCCCCTGCCCGGTCGGGGTGAGGATCGGGTTGCTGGCGTGCTTGGTGAAGGTCAGCCCGTCGGCGCTCGTCGCCAGCCCGCACTGGATCGTCGACCCGTTGATCCCCGAGTAGTACAGGTACCAGGTCCCGCCGGCGTAGACGACCGACGCCATGCGTGCGTGGTCCTGATCCCAACTGCTGCCCCCGCCCTTCGTGAGCACCTGGCCGATGTAGGTCCAGGTGTTCGGGTCGGCGACCGGCGCGGTGAACCGCAGAATCGACATCTCGCCGAGTTGCACCGGCGCGGCCAAGCCGGACGCGTACATGATCAGCTGCGTCGCATCCGCCGGATCGATCACGATTTGCTGGTCGAACACCTGCATCTCGTACGGCGACCCGACGCCACCGAGCGCGATGATCGGGTTGCCGGCATCGCGGCGCACGGCGCGATCGAAGCGGGGGACGCTCATCCCATGATCCCCGCGGTGATGTTGTAGAAGTTGAACTCGGCGCTGCCTCCTGCGCCGAGCTCGACGACGACGAGCTCGTTGAAGCCGAGCGTGCTCTGATAATCGGCGGCCAGCCCGCCACGTGTCGCGCCGGCATTCACATTCGCGTGCACGGCGGGCCCTTCCAGGCTGGCGTCATTGAGCGACAACGAGCAGTACGCGAGCAGGGCCAACTCGACCCAGCCGCCGGTCGCAAACACCTGCGGCTCGCCCGTCACAAAGGAGAACCGGTGTGGCCCGCCGACGCCGTTGTTCCACTCCCGCCAGACCGCCGTCCCGTAAGCGTGGAGCGTCGCCGCTTCGTTGCGTCCCAGGAGGCGCAGCGTTTGGTTGCAGGCACTCCAGACAAACCGCTTCGCGATGCTGTCCTCAGTGACGTTGCTCCCGCTGGCCCGAAGCGTCCCCATCCAGCGCCGCGTCGTCGCCCCGCTCTTGACGGGAATCCCGTCCTGCAGCGCGAGGGCATCGGCGCGCACGAAGTCCGTTGTCCAGGCCGCCGACAGTTCCAGGGTCAGGGTTCCGGCGTTGTCGTAGAGGAAGATGTCGTAGTTTTTCCCGCTCGTCACCGTGAGCGCCAAGCTGCGCTCCGTCGTCGAATAGAGCCGCCACCGCGTGCCGTCATAGAGCGAGACGAGCTTGCCGGAGTACGGGGTCAGGTAGATCGCCCCCTGTGCGGTCCGGTCGACGGTGCTCACCGGCACACCGCTTTCCGTCGTCGGCCGCAGCTGGCAGATCGACGGCAGCATCTGCCCGAGCAGGCGTTGCAGGGTGACTTTGTTCTCGACGGGGGTGCCACTCGGGTCGTCCACCGTCAGCAGCAAATCCTCGAGGGCGGGGACGGAGATTTCCGCGAGCCCCGGGACGTCGAGCACGGCGCCGCCACCCGCGGCGAACGCCGTTCCGGCATTGGCTGGGCCGACGGGCGTGTCCTGCGCCGCGAGTGAACAGACGATCCGTCCAGCCGCATCCACCACGTGCACTAACGACCCGCCGGCATAGACGAGCGACAGACTCACTGATCGCCCCCCACCTGCTGTATAGGCGCGTCATTACACGTAATGACACGTGCGCCCGTCGCCGACGCGCGTGGCTCAGGCGCATCGAACGGCAGCAGCCCGGTGCGCGTGATTGGCAGCAGCAGCTTGTTCGCGGCCGCCTGGTCGTCGGGCATTTCGAACAGCGGGCCCTCGAGGCTGTCCTTCACTTGCGCACCTTCGCGCCCTTCGACGGTTTCACTTCCGCCCAGGTGGAGGGGTCGCCGGTGTCGGTGCAGTCGAGCACCAACTGCAGCGCATCGACGCGGTCGAAGCCGGCGAGCACCAGGCGCTCGACCAGGCGTTCGGTATTGATCGAGCTCCGCCCCTTCTGGCCGCGGCGTGTGACGTCGTAGCCGTTGCACGTCACGAATTCCGACGGCGCGAACCCCGCGTCAGCGAGCAGCTTGTCGATGTCTTTGCGGACCGCCTTCTCCTGCTCGGCGAAGGACCCTTCGTCGTTGCCGAGGAGCGCCTCGAGCCGGCGCTGCGCGCGGACGAGCACGTCGAGGCCGGCGAGCATCGGGTGCTTCAGGTAGGTGCCGATGTTGATCACGCGTGCGCCCCGGCTTCGATGATCACGGCGAGCTCCGCAGTCAGCGCCGCATGGACCTTTCGGTTGGCGTCGGAGCGGTCGCGGTTGTTGGCGATGGCTTCCTCGATTTGCGCGCGGTCGCGCTCGAGCCCGAGCTCTTCGCGTCGACACGCGGAGAGGTCGCGCACCACCTGGTCGGCCCAGCGGGTGGGGGTGTTCATGTGGGTGCGGGGTCCTCCCAATCGACGGACACGGGGCGCGCGAGGCGTTCGCGGCTATATGCCGCGTCGGCCCTTCCTAGTTATCTGTTGGGCTAGAAATCTGCGTGGTTACCCGTAGCGGGGGGGAGTCCAGGCGCCGTTACTCGGGAGAACCTTCGGTGGGCGCGGCGCCGGTTGACGGGGGCGGCGCGAGCCTTATTTGCTGCCGCGACGGGTCCCCAGAGCCACGCCGTCGTGCGCGTCCTGGCCTCGTATTCGTACACCTCGCTGCCGCCCCGCGCGATGACCTCTGCCATCCCGGACCAGGACATCACGCAGTGCGTGCGGCGGGCGCGGTACGGGACGAGCCACGCGGTGCGCAGGCCAGCGAGCGCCTCCCGCTGCTGCTCGATGGTCGGCCAGGACGAGGGCTTATGCCACGTCGTTTTCTTCCGCCACGAGAGTGCTCGGAGTGCCACCACGTCAGGAGCGCAGATGCTGGGCGCGCGGGTCGAGGCGCTGCATCGCCTGCAGCATCGCCTGCAGCGCCATCCAGTCCTCTTTCACGTACTCGTAGGAGACGGCATGGCCCCAGGCTTGGTGCAGTAAGCGGTTGACCTCGTCCCACGACGGCGGGAGCTCGGCGGCGAGCTCGGGGTGTTCGCGAGCAAACGCCGCCCAGTCCACCTGCTCGAAGGTGGGAAAGCGTTCGGTGCAGATGCACTGCCGGCGCCGATGCACCTGGTCGAGGAGGATCGCGCCGCGGGAGCGCACGACGCTCGACTCGGAGGCGGCGCAGAACGGGCAGGCCATCTTCAAGGCGCGGCTGGCGTGCCGGATGCGGAGGGTGGTCGGGAGCGGGAGGAGACGCGTGCGCGGAGCGGGGGGACTGCTATCCATGGCGCCTGCCTTCTGGTTGGGCCGTGTTACCGTTTCCCAACTCCAGACGAGCACGCGCATTCCAGACCATTCCAGGGGGGGCTCCTTGCCAAAGGCGGGTCCCCCCTGAGCGTGGCCGTGCCAACACGGGTTAGCACGGCTCGAAGTCTAGAGAAATCGGAGGGTTAGGGTGTGTGCAGGACGGCACAGCCCGTGCCAGGGCGGGGTTAGAACCAGGGCTTGCTGATCGGCCCGAAGCTCACGACCGCGCCGTCGGTCATCTCGAGCGGCGCCGGGTTCAGCGTTCCCGACTTGTAGAGCACGGCCGTCTTGAACTCGTCAGGCGTCGCGTGCGGGAGCTCGAGCACCTTGCGGGTCACGCGCCCGTCCAGGTGCTCGATGAAGACGGTGCCGCGCATCATCGGAACGGGTAGAGCGCGACGAGCGCCGCCGCGGTCGCCGCGGCCAGGCCGGCCGCCACCAGGTGGACGTTAGGCGAGGACGTCTTCGCGGCCGCGAGGCCGAAGAGGACGAGGGCCAGGAGCAAGAGCAGCGCCACGATCATCGGGCCTCCCTTTCGCGCGTCGAATCATCGCGTCCATCGTGCGCACCGCATCGGCGAACGTCACGCACCAGTACATGGCCCGCCGCTGCTCGTGCTGCGCCTCGAGCAGCCAGCCAGGACACGCACGGCGGATCCGAAACGGCGCTGAGCGTTCCATCTACTTCGCTCTACTGTAGAAACCTGTCAGGAGGGCCGCAACCTGTGTGTTCTTCGCTGCCGATTGTGCGGTTGACGGGTTGGTGGAACCCCACACAATTCCCGGCCCTGTCTGCCCCGTCGCATGGATTCAACGACGGCCTGACACCGCCGCTCAGTTCCGATTCGCCGGCCCGCTCTCACCCGAGCGTGTGAAGCCGCGCGATGACGGGTCGATCGGCAGCACGATCGGATCGATCACCGTGAGCGCCGACTCTGGCACCCAGCCGGTCTGGCCGGTGCCGAGCACCACGCGGAACGACGGCGACCAGCCGCTGATGTTGCCCTCCGCGATCACCTTCACCAGCTCGCCGTCGAGCATCGCGTGAAAGACGGACCCGGGGCTGAGGTCCCGTGAGTACGTGAGACTGCCCGCTGGGAGCTCCCCGCCGATGGCCTGGTTGGCGCGCGAGCGATAGCGATCAAGGACGCTGTTCATACACCCCTCCATTCCGAATGACGCGCACGCAGGCTACGCCTCCGGTTGGAGAATGTCACGCGTCACTGCACACTCGGCGTCCCCGCCGCATCGAACGTCACGCGCCGCGCGCCCACCTGGACGCCGCCCGGGATCGCCGTCACGAGCTCCGGCGCGATCGCCGCGGCGCCCGGCTGCAGCACGACGAGATACGTGGCATCCGCCGTCGCCGCGCGCACCTCGAGCCGATGCGTGGTGGGCGTCAGGTCCGTATCGGAGACGGTGTCATCGAGGCTGACGAGCGTCTGCGACGTTACCGCGGTCACGACGAGTCGTGACACGCCAACGGTGGTCGTCGCACGCGAGCCGGCAATCACCCACGGGCCCGCCTGGTGCGCATGGAAGGCGAGCGCCGAGCTCGGCTCGGGGCCCGTCACCCGCGCCCGCAGGATGCTCGTCCCGTTGGGTAATGTGACCACCGCTTCGATGAAGCGTGCGAGCGCCGTCGGCCCGTCGCCGCGGTTGTAGGCATCGGTGAGATCCGCCAGCGTCCAGATGGCGAGCGGGCCATCGAACGTCGCCAGAATCTTTTCGGTGCCCCAGTACCCGCCGCCGCCGGTGTAGTTCGCGTCCCAGAAGGTCCGATAGAGCAGCGTGTTGCCGCGCCAGCTACGCCCGTCATACACCTGCGGATTACCGCCCCACCCGCCAGGCCCCTTCCACTGCCCGGCGTTGACGAGGAGATAGTCGTTCCCGCGGTGAATGGCGATGTGGCCCGCGCCCGCCGCACGATTCGCGTGCCCGCCGAGAAACTGCGCGCCGGCGCGCCACGACGTCCAGGTCGCGCCGTCGTCCCACCCGGTGCGCGTCACGACGCGGCCGGTGCCCGCGGCGCGGAACGTCAGCGGGAAGACGCCGGCGGCCTGATAGTCGATCGGCGCGACGGTTGTCCCCCAGAGCAGCGATCGCGCGGCCGGGTACGCCATCGGCGCGTTCGCGTTCATGGTCTGCAGGAACTGCTGCGCGTAGCCCGCATAGGTCGGACTACAGAGGCCGGTCAGCATCACCAGGAGCCCTTGATCCATGATCCCGACGTAATCGCCGGCGTAGTCGGCCTCGTCAGGGAAGCGCCAGCGGTCAGGTTTCCGATTCGCGATGAGTGACCGCAGGATCTTGTCGGCCATGCCGCTCGCGAGGTCCTCGCCGGTGACGCTTCGCACCGCGGCCGCGTACTGCAGCAGCCGCGCGAAATGATTGACCCCGTAGGTGGCACCCTCGACGGCTTCCCCACTCTGAAACACGCCGCTCGCGAACGCGGTCTCGACACTCGTCCACCGCTGGCGCATCACGTCCGCGATCTCCTGGCCGCGCGGGTTCGTCCCGATCGAGCCCAGACCCCAGAGCCCGAAGCCAAGGAGATGCCCGCCGAAGTAGTTGGACATCGCCGGGCCGTCGGCATCGAGCACGCGCCCGGCCGCGTAGAGGTCGAACCACGCGTTCCCGCGCGCGATCATCGCGGCTCGCTCCGTTGCGGTGAAGGCGGGGCCGCACCAGCTGTACGCGAGCGCGAGACTCACGACCAGGTTGCGCGTCGGGTAGCCGCTGTCGGGCAGGATGGCGTCGACCCCGAGCGCGAGCATCACGGCCACGATCTGCTGCGCGTGGGTCGCATAGCGCCCATCGTGCGACGCCTGGTACGCCAGGCAGAGCACGACCACAGGGCTCACGAAGCCGTCACCCGCATAGCCGTAGTCCGGCCCGCGCAGCAGCTGCGCGTCGGCCGCGGCCTTCCATTGCAGCCACAGCGGATAGTCAGGCGAGCTCGCGACCGTGGCCGCGGCGAGTGTGACGGGATCGATCCAGAGCAGCCGCCCCGCGACCGGTGGCGGCACGACGACCGCCGTCGGCTGTCCGAACAGATCGGCGGCATCGCCCGCGCCGATCGCGCCGCGGTCCCCTGGCGTCGCCGGCGTGTAGGCCGTCCGATAGCGCGCGAGCACGTCGAAGACCGACACGCTCCGCTGCCAGATCGCGGCCTCGTCGATGCGATAAACCAGATCGGGCACGCCGGCGAGTGCCCAGGGTCCGGTGACGTCCCGCGCGCCGGGCGGCGTCGCGACCACGCCGGCGCCGTAGCGCGGCGTCGCGCCGGCGAGCGGGATATCCCACACGTTCTCGTCAGCGACCGCGACGGATCCCGGATCCCCGCTGATGAGCGCGCCGCCGAGTGAGCCAGCGGTCGCACTGAAGCCGCGCACGGCGTTCTTCTGAACGACGGAGGCCTTCGCGCCGCCCGTCAGGTAGAGCAACGGCGCGGTGTAGCCGAGGCTCCCGCCGTCGATCGTGTTGCGCTCGAAGCGCAGGCCTGTCTCGCCCTGGTAGCTCCAGAACATCCCGCCGAAGTCCGACGTCCCGCCGATGTACGCGAACACGTTGTGGTGAATGTTCGTGTTCGATGCCCACGAGCGCCAAAGGTCATGGCCGCCGTGGTCGACGACCAGGTTGTAGCGGAACTCGCCGCCGAACGATTGCACCGGCCAGGAGCCGTTGCGCACCACGTTGTGCTCGGCGAGCAGCCCACTCGACTCCGACGCGAGCAGCGTGAACCCCTGGCTCCAACCGCCGTTGTACGTGTGATGCAGATAGTTCCCGACGACAGTCGTGGCGGTCGCGCGGCCGAGACTCAGCACGGCGCGTGGCCCGATCAGCACGTTGCTGTCAGCCGGTGTGCGCCCGCCGATCGTCCAGCCGCTCGCGTTGGTGAAGCTGACGGCACCGCCGCCGGCGTTGTTGCCCGCGAACACTTTCGCGCCGATCGTCGTGCCACCGAGATCGAGGAGCGGCGACGCCGCGGGGTCTGCCGAGACGTAGGTCACCCAATCGTTCTCGCGAAACTCGCTCGCGCGAATCGTGAACGGCGCGGTGCCATTGACGGCCAGGCGCATCGGGCCGCTCGCCTCGTGCAGCACGCGCTCGAGCGCGATCGCGCCGGTGGTCGTCACATCGACGCCCCATCCGAATCCGCCGACGCCGAAGAGCGCCGCATCACGGATCGTGACGGCGCCGGCGTAGCCCGGAGTCGCCAGTACCCGGAAGCCGTTCCCGCGCACCGTGACATCGGTCCAGTCGAGCGGCGTCGTGCCACTCAGCACCAGGTCGGCCGCGAGCGTCACCGTCCGCGCGTGGACCGGAGCGGCGTCAATATTTATTGACACCCCCGCCGGGTCACCGGGAATCACGCGGCCGCCGGTGCCTGTGAACGACACCGTGATCACATGGCGGCCGACCGCGAGCCCGGCCGGCAGACGCAGTTCCCACAGATTGTTGTTGGCCGGGTCCGGTCGGATCGTGCCGACCGCGACGCCATCAACCAGGAACGTCAACGCCTGGTCGGGGCAGACGTACGGCGGATGGCCCGGCGGACACGTCCATTCGTTCGGGTCCTGTGTCTGACCGAAGAAGCGCAACGGTTGCCCCGCGGTGAAGTGCATCCCCTTCGCCGGCGCATTGAGCCGCGCGAGGTAGCCAGCGGGCGCGATCGAGACTTCCGGCGTCAGGTCGATCAGTCCGAGGACTGGGGACGGCGGAGGTGGTGGCGGAGGAGGCGGTGGTGGCGGCGGCGGTGGTGGAGGCGGCGGTGGTGGCGGTGGCGGGGGTGGTGGCGGTGGCAGCGGCGGTGGTTGACAGACTGCGGTCAGCTTCTGCGTCGTCGGCGTCGCCGTCACAACCCAGCCCCAGGCCTCCAGCTGCACCTGGCGCGGCGTCTTCGGGATCGGGTTGGTGCCGACCATCTTCGTGCCGGCCGGGCGCGTCAGCGCACCGGTGGCGTCCGGACGGTCATACGTGCAGACCGGAAGCACCTGCGCGCTGGCGCTGGCGCCGACGAGAAGTACCGCCGCCGCCAGGCACCACGCGCGCAGGCTGCGCATTAGATGCTCGGATCGACCGGAGGATCGACAGGGGCGCCGTCGCTGTTCAACGTCGCGTTGATGTCATCGATCTGCGCGTCGAGCGAATCCAGGTCGGCCTGGGTCACGGCGGTGCCCGCGGCCAGCTGCGCCTTGAGGTCGGCCACTTCGGCCTGCAGCGCCTCGACCTTGGCGATCCCGTTCGCCTTGAGCGCCGCGACGCCGTCCTTGACTTCGACGAGCTCGTCTTTCAATTCCTGAACTGATGCCATGAGGTGTGCTCCCTGATCGAGTAACTGCGCGAGCCGCGCGAGGATCAGATCGATCTTCACGTCGTCGTGCATGTGGAGGTGAATGTCCATCACCGGGTAGTGTCTGGCGGCGACGGACGGGAGGAGGGTTACAGGTAGCGGGGCTACGGACGCGGCTTCGGACGCGGCTTCAGCAGCAGGAACGCCGCCTCCATACAGGCGTCACAGAACCGCGCCTGCCACGTCTCACGCCCGACGTCTTTGAAGAGGATGAGCGGGACCGTGTCAGGGTCGATGAGGCCGCGACACTTCGAGCAGCGATCGTCCTCGGCGTCGAACCATTGGGTGTACCAGTAGAAGTGACCGTCGAAGTGAATCGGCGGTGCCTTGCGAGGCCCAGGCATTGGTCACACCCTTCTCTGAATCCCGATCCATGGAAAGCCGAGCTGCACGCGCACCACGTCCGGATCTCGTTCGAGTTGCGTGAACAGGCTGGCGCGTTTTGCCGACGCCGTCGCCTCGAACACCGAGAAGCGCCCGGACTCCAGCACGCGCGCCTTCACGGCCTCGTAGGTCAGCGCCTTCCCGCGCAGGTCCATCGTCCCGCCCTCGAACGAATCGAGGAACATCCCTTTCATTTCACAGCGACTCCGGGTCCTTCCGCCGACTCAGCGCCCGCCTCCACGTCGGCCGACGGTGCCGCGTCACCACGGTCACGACGCCGCTTCAGCACATGAAGAGACGCCGGACTCGAATCGAGAATCGCGGCCACTTGCGCCCGGGAGAATCCCACGCGCTCCAGCATCGCCGCATGGTCGGCCGTCAGCTGATGCCCACGCGTCTCGCGGAGCTCGATCAGAATGAGCGCCAGCAGGTGCTCAGTCGTCGTGATCCCGGCGAGGGCGTCACGTCGTTGTTTCGCCGCTTGTCGCTCCGCGAACGTGCCGATCGGGCGTCCCATCACAGCGCCTCCACGTCGGCCCACCGGTACCGGCGGCCGCGCTGCTTGACCTCCCTCGCCGCCACCGCACGCTGGATCGCGGTAGCCGTCCTCGTCCAGCATTCCAGGGTCGTCGTCTGGCCCTTGCATCTAGTCGATCCCTTTCGCTTTCAGAACCCGGTCCAGCGTGCGCTCGCATTCCGCCCACGAGATTTCGTGGCCGTTCGCAGCGAAGAACGTCTCTGGTGAATCCTTGCCGCCTTGCCCACAGCGGTCGCACCACGTATGGACCAGGGTGGCCCGCGGTGGGTCGTACTCCCCTCGCAGCGCATTCGACACTTTGCGATGGCAGCGCGGACAGAAGACGTGAATGCGTCCCTTCCGCAACGGCGCGAAGCCGGCCCACGGCAGCACGTCGTTCATTTAGTGTGACCGCCGCACCGGCTCGTCGACCTCGGACGGGCCGCCCATGGCCCGCGCGAACATCATGCGCTGCTGTTCCATCACGGCCCGCGACGTCTCTTCGAACGCGAGGCGTGCGACCAGGACGCGCCGACTGTATTCCGCGAGCACGCTCGCCCCCGCTACCACCGCCGCGACGGCCGCGGACACGCCGGCCGACGTCGGATTCCCGTGCAGGAGATTCACGAACGCCATAACCAGGTTGACCACGACCGCGAACGCCGGCAGCACGCGCGCAAGCATGATCACAGTGCCTCCAGTTCGCGTCGGCGAATCTTCATCGTTCAGTCCGGGAAATAACGAGCAGGCCGCCCGCCGTTCGGTGTGGGCCCAGACCGAGATCGCGGTCCCCATACATCAGGGTGAAACTCGGCACCACGCACTGACAGCGTCGATAGTGCCGGTCGCACGTCGTGCACCACTTCATCGCGCACTCGGCGCGCCCCGCTTTCAGCCGGGCATCGCAATCGGGACACCGGCAGGTCTCCAGCGGCAAGCGGCACACGTCGCACGAGAGGCCGAGTCCGGCGTCGACCATTCACAGCGCCTCTGAGTCCTTCCGCCCCGCCGCGAAGGCCTCGACCGCGCTGCGCCGTACAACCGCGCGCGGCCGCGCCGGGGTGCCGATGTAAAAGACGTCGCCGAGCTTCCCCTCCTCCATCAGTTTGAGTACCACGCGCCGCGGCCATGTCCACGCCCGCGCGACCGCGTACGGCGTCATCCACGGATCCTGTGTCGCACCCGGTGTCGCACCTGTCACACCAGGTGTCGCACCTGTCACACCCGCCGCGAGCGCCGCGCGCACCCCTTGCAGGACGTCGAACAGCAGGGCCTCGATGGGCGTCGGCGCGTCCCGGTGATGCGCGATCGCCCCGTGCCCGTTCCCGTTTGGGGTCGGACTCGCCGCCAAAACGCCCGTCCGCGTGGCCCTGGGTCGCGCCTGCGCCGCGATCTCGACGTCGACGGGGTCATACAAGGTCGGAAACCCCGGACGCGCCTCACAGCCAATCGTGCCGGCCCGCACCAGACGCTGCAGCGTGCGTTTGTCGACGCCGAGCCGGGCCGTCGCTTCCTGCCACGTCAAGCCGCCCGTCATGGTGCGACACCGCGACAGGTGCGACAGCGGGAGGGGTGCGACATGTCGCACGTTCCACGTGGCACAGCGAGCTCAGTCACGGCAGCATCCAACACGCAGCGGCGGTGACACTCGCCGCGCCGGCGAGCGCCGCCAGCAGGGGCCAGAGCCAGTCTCGCGCCGTGTTTTCGAGGAACTGATTCCGTCGATGCGAGGAGTGCGTGCGCATCCTGACCCTCCGTCTACTTCGGTCTACTGTAGAAACGCCGATCACACCGGAAACAGCCGCCCCTTGAACGGCACGCCGCGCGCCGCGAGCTCCTCGAACACCAGCCCGTGGCGACGCGCGACGTACTCCTGCCGCTCCGGCCCGTCGCGATACGCCTCCGGGTAGTCGCGCTCGAGCGCCTCCGCGTACGCGATCAAGTGCGCCGTCGACGCGCCGCGGTAGAAGTCTTTGAGCCAGCTGTCGGTGACAACGTCGGCCATACAAACAGCACCCTCGCACGCCGGGACCAGCCCGCCGGCAGCTGGCGTCGTGCCGCCGCCGCCGCACGCCTGGTCGGAAAGACGCGCGCCGGGTAGTGAAACAGAAACGCCACCGGCAAGCGCACCGCGGTGAACCCGCAGACCCGATGCAGCAGTACCGTGTCGGCTTCGACGAGCACCACATAGCGACGGCGGCGCCTCACCGCGGATGCTTCTCGTAGAACTCGCTGTGCGTGGATTCGTAGTATTGCTGCAGCCATTGCGGGGACACCTGCCCGAGACACCGAGGCCGACGCAGGTACCGCCAGAACCGTCGCAGCACGCGGCGCACCATCGGTCTATCCTCCTCCGCGTCGACGGACCACGCCCCAGATCAGCATCGCCAGCCAGACGCCGAACGGCAGCGCGAGGATCCAGTCGTTGGGACTCATCGTGGTCGGTGCGCGACGCCGGCGTCGTGTCCGAGTTGCCAGTAGGCGGCTGAGGCGCCGCCGCGCGCGTACGGGTTGAGGCCGTCGCCGGTCGCGCGGGGATCCTGCGCGCCCACCAGGTAGCCCCGAAAGAACGCGCGGTGCATGTTCGGCATCCGGCTGCGCGTGATCGCCGCCCAGGCCTGGTCAACGGCGTCGCACCGCCAACAGACCGCACTCGGCCCGAGGCGCATCGGGCTCTTGCACCACCGACACTGCCGCGGCCGCACGTTGATTCGCTTGCCCATGGCGGCATGATCACGCCGCGAGCCTCGGATGTCGCGCGCTTTCGAGCTCCGGGCTCAGCGAGTGCAGTTGGTTGTGTCGGTGCGCATCGACCCACGGCGCGAGCTCCAGCAGCCAATCGGTGACCACATCCGCCGCGTCCCGCACCTCGCCCGGTACGTCACGGTGGTGCTCAACCACTTTCGTCACTAGGACGCGGGCCGCATCGTAGAGCGCGAGCACTGGACTCGCGCAGACCGGGCATTGCGTGTGGCGATCGAGTGTCATCGGTCCTCCTTGCTTCAGTCGGTCCACCGTTCGACGCGATAGAAGTCTTCCGCTGTGCCGTAGCCACGGCTCCACGCGTAGCGGTCCTCGGCGGTCTTCACGATCGGTTCGGGCCCGCGCGGAATGGGCGGCGCCCAGGTGAAGCACTCGCCGATCGCGAGCTCGCCAAAGGTCAGCCCAGGGCCGTGATACGCGATCTGCGCGGCGATGTTGCGCACGCGCTGCATGGCCGCGACCACCCCTGGTCGCCGGTCTATCGCGGCTTCCTCCTCGGGTGTCAGTACGCGGAGTCGGCGGCTCATTGCACCTCCTCGAACGGCAGACAGGCCGGCACTTCCGCGCGGTGATACGGCGCGTGGTTCCGGCAGTAGTCGCGATTGCGACCGGGGACTGACAGCGCGCACCTCGCACAGAGCGGCGCGTCACAGGTGCGGCCGTCGCT